ATTGACCAAGGAAAGGTTTTGATTAATGACTAAGACAGAAACAATCGTGAATACTTTATGTGACTTTATCGCTTATGTAGATTCGTTCTACAATGCCGAAACAGGTATCTATCCTATTAAGGGTATGACTAATCAAATGGTCATCAATGGTGTACAAACCTACATCACTCAAATCGGTCAGGCCGAATCACTTGAGTGGGGTGGGGGCGATTCGCTTGACCGTGAACGAGTTCGTGACATTATCCTCGCTGACAATGGACTTCAGTGGGGATAAGTCCTTGATATTGTTGACAAAAAAAACTTTAAAAAAAGTGAAAAAAAGTGTTGACTTGTTATCAAAACATTGATATAGTATAAAGGTAATTGAGAGAGAAAGGAAATCAAATGGCTTATATTTCACAAGAAAAAAAGAAAGAACTTGCTCCTGCCATCAAGGCGGTATTGAAGAAGTATGGTATGAAAGGTACTATCGGTATCAACCATCACAGTTCTTTGGTTGTCAATCTAAAGGAAGGTGTTCTTGACCTTCTTGGTGATGCACAGAAACACAATGACAAGGTTGCAGAACAACGTGGTCAACAGAGTTATCCTGTTGGTGACCACCTTCAAGTCAATACCTACTATGCAGACGAGTGGGCGATTGATGAAAAAATCAGTAACTTCTATAAGGAGTTGATTGGTGCGATGAAGGGTACTGGTTGGTACAACAAGTCTGATGCAATGAGTGACTACTTTGACATTGCGTATTACTTGGATGTCAATGTTGGTAAGTGGGATAAAGGTTATGTCTTGAAGGAGGCTGCGTAATGGTATTTTTGAAAAACCTTTTGGGTTCATTCTTTATTTTTGCTGGATTGATTGCAATCGCTGGTTCTGCTGGTGATTGCGATGGAGACTGCATGGAGTATGCAAACACTATGGAACAAATGGTGTTTGTGATTTGCATTGGTGTGACATTGGTTGGTACTGGTGCTTACATCTTATATAAAAACTACAACGACTAGAGAGGAGTTAGTTATGGGAAAAGTAAAAAGTTGGATTATGGACATGGAAGAAAGTGTTCATGCCGCAATTGAAGCAGAGTGCGAAAACATTCAACAGGTGATTGGGTTTGTTAAACAAGACCCAGACGTTGAGATTGTTGATGAGAACTTTGTGAAAGAGTACTACAAAGAATGCATGGAGAATATGTAATGGGTTTACTAGTGAATGTTTATAAGGATGCGTCATCAAAGTATGATTGCACAAATGGTGGTGTCTCGTCTAGGGATATCAAAGGTCTTTGTCTGACTAACGTGCCTGGGCCGTTTGACCCAAGTGAGGATTATCCTGCCGCACAGTTGGTGAAACAGACTTTCGGTTTTGGTTCTTCAGTGAAAGTTATTCCAGAAGAGTGTGAAGGTAAACAGACTATGATGGGTGGTGACTATGCTGGAACATCCGACTCAAGGTTCAGTGATATGATTAAGTCACTTCTTGGTCACGGTTTCTATGGTGCGGTTGCAATCCACGACAGAGTAGAATAGGACAATGCATCCTTAGCTCAGCTGGATTAGAGCAACGGTCTTCTAAACCGTAGGTCACAGGTTCGAGTCCTGTAGGATGCGCCAATCAAGGGGGAACATTTTGTTCCCCCTTTTCTGTATAAATATCTATATGCAGAACTTCTTAGGTAGAGATGGATTCATATGGTTTACTGGTGTTGTCGAGGATAGACAAGACCCAGATAAACTCGGCCGTGTTCGTGTGCGGTGCGTTGGATACCATACAGATGATAAAAACAAAATTCCAACTGAAGACCTTCCTTGGTCTTGGGTAATGTTGCCAACCACAACTTCTTCTATGAATGGACTAGGACAGACTCCACCATTCATTGTTGAAGGTAGTTGGGTTGTTGGTTTCTTTCGTGACCCAGACCAATTGCAAGAACCAATTGTTATGGGAACATTACCTGGCATGCCATCCAAGTTTGGTAATCCAGACTTTGGATTTCATGACCCTCGCACAGAAGATACTGCTGTCTACGGCCCATATCCTTTACGAACAAATGAATCAGATATCAATAGACGAGCAGTTGGTGTAGACCACTTAGAAGCAACTAGAACAGCAGAACTTTATAAGGATATTGGAACTGCTGATGGTGAAGTGTGGGCAGAACCTTCTAATCCATATGAAGGTGTATACCCATATAATCATGTCTACGAAACAGAGAGCGGACACATCCGTGAATACGATGATACAAAGAACCGCACAAGGATTCATGAGAGACATAAAAGTGGTTCTTACTATGAGATTGATGACGGTGGAAATAAATCTGTCAAGGTCGTAGGTGATGGATATGAAATTATTGCTGGTTCTAACTATGCATATGTAAAGGGTAACTGTAACCTTACCGTAGATTCAAATTGTACTACAAACATTAAAGGTGATTACATTCTTAATGTCGATGAGAATATGATTGTCAACATTGGTGGTACACTTCAAGAAACAGTCAAGGGTGCAGTGACGGAAATCTATGAAGACACAAAGACAGAGAATGTCAAGAAGACAGTTACAGAAGTTTATGAAGATACAAAATTTGAAAGCGTAACCAAAAAGGTAACAGAAACTTTCGCAGAAGGACAACAAACTTCTATCACTGGTGATTTAAATATGGATGTTACTGGTGAGATTGATATGGACTCCGCAACTATTAATATGAACAATGGTGTGAACGGTGCTGCTCGTCTTAACGATGCAGTTGATAGTGGGGATGACCCTGCTGGTATCTCTGGTTCAGACGGTTCTAACATTATTGAATCTGCATCTAACTCTGTTAAGATTGGTACAGACGGTGGAACTGTTGAACTTGCGGAAGCAGTTCTTCCACCAGAGGTTGACCCCAATCCTGTTGCAACAGCAGAAACCGCATTCGGTGTTTCTGGTACAGGGATTGATGAAAAACGTGCAAGGTCAATCATTCGTGGTAGAGAAGAAGACATTGCTGCTGGTCTTGACGTAGATTCAAACGAACCATTTGAAATACCTCAAGGAAGTTCAAACCCAGCACCAACTCCTACCGCAAACGATGGTAATAGTAATACAGATGCGTCAACTGCTGATTCAAATATTGTAGATGAAAATAATAATACAGACTTGACACAAAAAGATTTTGATGGTAAGTTACTCAACTTCTTACCACACACTGACCCTCGTATCTCTGATAGTCTTAGAACAATCATGGAAGAAGTTGCAAAAGAATATGGTCAGACTTTAACAATTACATCTGCTTATCGTAGTCCAGCATATAATGCTTCTGTCGGTGGTGCAAAGAAAAGTCAACACCAACAAGGTAATGCAGTTGATGTTCGTATGACCAATACTTCTGTTGCAGACAGACAAAGGTTCTTACAGATTGCTGCATCGAAAGGTATTCAAGGATTTGGTTGTTACTTCCCAGCAAGTGGTGGTGGAATGTTTATTCACTGTGACATTGGTAGTAAGAGACAATGGGGCCCGAATGGTTCAAGAAGTGGTAGTTATGGATGGCAAAGAGAAACACTTAAACCTTTAGGTTATTTAACATAACTGACTAAATAATAAAAAAGAGAGACAACGATGGCAGTACAATCCGCATACAGAGATGCACAGTCAACTAACGAATCGAAACGTAGTGCAAAGGTATATAAAGATTTAAATCTTAACTTCACGAAACATCCAGTGAAGCGAACTTTGACTCCGTTGACTGATGTTGCTGCTGTAAAGAGAAGTGTACGCAACTTAGTAATGTATAATCATTATGACAAACCTTTTCATCCAGAGATTGGTTCTGGTGTAAGAGATTTACTGTTTGAGAACATGACACCATTTGTTTCAAACACATTAAGAAAATTGATTGAGGATACAATCACAAACTTTGAACCAAGGGTTCGACTTGCCGATGTTGCAGTTAATCCAAACTTTGATAACAATCAGTATGAGGTAACAGTAGAATTTTACATAGAGAATTCTCCGTCAGAGCTTGTTGATATGACATTCAACCTAGAGAGAATACGATAATGGCAACCACAGATAAAAGACTAAACGTAACTGACTTAGACTTCGATGACATCAAATCGAATCTAAAAACATTCATGCGTAATCAAGATGAGTTTACTGATTATGACTTTGAGGGTTCTGGTATCAATGCACTATTAGATGTACTTGCGTACAATACACATTACCTCGCAATGAATGTCAATATGGCTGCAAACGAAATGTTTCTAGATACCGCATCTGTTCGTGCGTCAGTTATTTCTCATGCAAAGACTTTAGGGTATACACCGAATTCAGCACGTGCTCCGTCAGCAACTGTAAACGTAACACTTAATAATTTTCCATCAACATTAACTACAGCAGTAATTCCAAGAGATACAGTATTTACTGCAAGTGTTGATGATGTGTCGTATCAATTCCGCACACTATCAGATTATCAAACTACAGTCGCAAATGGTATTATATCTTTTTCTAACATTCCTATTCATGAAGGTACAATGGTTAAGAACAGATATGTTGTGGATACAAAAAACGTAGACCAAAAATTTAAACTTACAAATGATAGAGCAGATACTACTTCCTTAAAGGTACAGGTTTTTGCAGATGCATCTGCTACCGCATTTACCACATATACACTTGCAACCGATATCACTAAAGCAGGGTCTACCGCAAATGTTTATTTCTTACAGGAGTGCGATGATGGACAATTTGAAATTTACTTTGGTGATGGTATTGTTGGTCGTGCATTGTCTGATAACAATGTGGTGGTTATGGAGTATCTCGTAACTAACAAGACTGCAGCAAACGGTGCGAAAAACTTTCAGACATCCGCTGCAATCTCTGGTGTTACTGATGTTACGACAACAACAGTGTCCGTTGCATCTGGTGGTGCAGAAAGAGAATCGATTCAATCTATTAAGTTGAATGCTCCTCTTGACTACGCAGCACAAGGTCGTGCGGTTACCCCAGAGGATTACAAATCTATTATTCCAAAAGTTTACGCAAATACAAAGTCAGTACAAGTATGGGGTGGAGAGGATAACTCGACTCCTGTATATGGTCGTTCTTATATTTCAATAGTTCCAACTTCTGGTTCTATTACTGCTTCTGCAAAAGAACAGATTATTAAAGACTTGAAGAACGAATACACAATTGCATCTGTCACTCCTGTTATCGTTGACCCAATCACAACATCTATTCGTCTTGGAGTTACATTTAAATATAATAAAAAGAACACAACAAAGACTGCTGAAACTTTGGTGAGTGAGGTTACTCAAACACTACAGAATTACGATACTAATAATTTACAAAAGTTTGATGGAGTCTTTCGTCATTCACAACTTACAGGTTTGATTGATGATACTGATGAATCCATTTTGTCCAATATTACAACTGTTAAACTTGGACAACTGTTTACGCCCACACTAAACAAAAATACAAAATACGAATTAGAATTCAACAATGCAATTTATAATCCACACACTGGTCACATGAGTTCTGATGGTGGAGTTCTTTCATCTACTGGATTTAAAATATCTGGTGATGCAAATGAGATGTTCCTTAATGATGACGGCAATGGTGTAGTCAGAATGTTCTACTATACAGATGGAACAACCATTACATATAAAGATGAAACTGCTGGTACTATTGATTATAACACAGGTAAGATTGTATTGACTGCATTAAATATTACATCTATTTCAAATGTTGATGGAGCAACATCATCTAAGATTAGAATTGTTGTTACACCAAATTCAACTGACGTTGTTGCAGTTAGAAATCAAATTCTTGAGATTGACTTTGCAAACTCAACTGTTGCTTCAAGTGAGGATACAATTGCTGGTGGTGGTGCATCTGCTGGTGTTGGTTATACAACCACAACATCGTATGAATCTACATCTGCTTCAACTTCTAGTGGGTATTAATAATGTCCTATGATGACAATACGCTGACAAATAAGTTATCACCTTTAATCAGAACCCAACTGCCTGAGTTTATTCAGTCAGACCATCCTGTATTTTCTCAGTTCATTAGAACATACTATCAGTTCCTTGAAAGTGCTGAGGTTACTTTCAGTGAGGTCAATAACTATCTTGTTCAAGAAACAACTTCAACCAACTTCGTCTTGGATGAGAATGGTGACAATGTTGTTCTTGAAGATTCAGATGCTAAGTTTGTTGTCGGAGAAACAATCACTGGATT